GTCTTTTTCTTTGACCTTGAATTTTTTTGAAACATCTTTAATAGTTTTATCAAATGTATTTAGGAATTCTGAAGGTTTAGAATCCATAACCTTAAATATTTGATCAATAGCGTCACGCATCTTAGGAGAAAGTCTTTTATACTCCTTAGATTTTCTGTGTTCGTCTTTTTCAAATACAGCTGTGTTATAAACACCTTCAAAATTTCTACTTACCATTTTGATCTTCATACTTTCCAACAAAGTTTTTAGAAATTTCTTTTCTTTTATTTTCTAAACTGTCACCAATCTTAGTTGTTATTGCAGTCTTGAACGCATTCTCCGCTTCCAAGTTTTTTCCTAATTCAATTGCATCTATAAATTCTCTACTCATTTTTATCTCCTTCTGGCGGCGCTTCACCATCATATTTTGCTACATCGTCTGCTGCAATGGCACCACCACCAGCATCCTGTGGATATCTGGTAATACCATCACCAGCATCTGGCAAATCTATACCACCATCCATTGGATCAGTTTCCAGCTCTTTATTGATTTGAATACGCATATCATCAATTTGAGAATCATTCATACGCAAAACCTTCTTCAGTACATACTCTTTGCTGAAGAATGTTCCAATATATGATTGAATACCATCAAGTGCTTGTATTCTATCATTAAGAAGTTCTGCATCTTTCAATTCTGCGAAATGGCCATCCTGCAAGAAATCATATTGAACGTGTTCTTGAATTAAAGGCCAATCTTCTGGCGCAATAACACCTTTCAACAAGAGTTGTGTTTTAAGAATATCTGTAAACATGGGAACAAACTTCTTACGAATTCTTTGTACAAACTTAGTAAATTTTAATTCGTCCCTTGTGATTTCTGAAGCCCGTCCAAGACTAAATCCATTATCAGATTCCATACGAGAAATAGGAACATTCAAGGATTTATAAAGTTTCTTTTGGAAGTATTGAATGTCATCAATCTCACCCAGATTAGAGCCACCGGGCAATGTTGTAATTTCAGTTCCTCTACCACCTTCACGGCGCGGCAACCAAAAATCTTCCAACATAGACATATGATTTCTATCATCTCTAACTTCCCCTGTGTTCGCATCATACACAAGTTTATTACGATAACGATTCATAACATCCTTTAGATATTGTTCTGCCTTTATCTTAGGTAGATTACCAACATCAATGTAGAAAATTCTGCGTTCTGGAGCCCTTGAAATGCGATAGATAACCAATGCATCTTCAATCATTCGTAATTGGTTTACTGGTTTAATTGCTTTATGTAAATATGAAAGAACACGGCCGCTATTACCATCAATCAAACCAGATGGGCAATATGTAATAGAATCTGGAGCAATTTTTAATCCTTGATTAGTACCACCAGTTCCAGCCGAACCTAACCCCTTTTCATTATAAACATAATACTCTTCAACCTTTTCTACCATATCAACACTTATACCAGCCAATTTCTTTTGATCTTTTTTAACTTCTCTGACTTTTTTAATTTTGGTAGGGTCAATATATCTCAATTCCGTAATACCCCTTTTGGGGTTTTTTGTATCGATAATTTTATGATAAAAAAGTCTACCATCAACATACCATCTACGGAAAATGTCATGACCTTTTTGTTCAAAATGAAGAAGTCGCAAAACTTCATGAAATTCTGAACGTATTTTTCTTTTAATTTTTTCTGGATAAGGTAAACGATCTAGAGTAATTTCAACTGCTTGATCGTTTTGATTTGAAATGATACCTTCATTAATAATATCATCTACTGCTGTATCGCACTCTGCTTGTTGTGCAATATCACGATACCGACGAATTAAATCTAAATCGGTTCGTTCTCTACCATCTGTATCTAAAACTTGACCAAAGAAACCACCGCCAGCAACATCGATAGTGCCGTCATCAGGAGTTGGGGTGGAGAATGTTGTTTCTCCACCCGAATCCTTTTTTGATTTCTGTATACTGAACCCAAAAAGTTCTGCCATAATGTCTCCTACTATTGTTGTAACTATTTAGTAGGTTTAAATTAGAAGTTCACGCCAGAAGCTTCAAAGTGTTGGTATCTCCAAGTGACCTCAAATTCTTCAACCGCAGTTGCTTCATCACTAGTTAGATCAATTTGACCACCACTTGTCTGTGGCCATGCACTTCTGAAGATATAAGTTTTCAGAACTGTTTCATCACGGTCCAACTGTTCAACAGTCAAATCTGTTTGATAATCAGCAGGAGCAATAACACCCTGCGTTGAAATAAAGTCATTAATACCGTTTGACCATCTTTCAATTGCATTCTTAATCATAAAGTCAGTATCATTATAAAAAGTTGTTGACCAAGGCTCAGGTGCAGCCCTATCTCCAGCAATATAGATATTTCTGCCACGGAAAGGAATTGCAATTTCTCCAATAGTTGTCGTTGGTAGATTTGTACCTTTGCACATAAAAGATGTTCTACGAACATCTAACCCAATTGCAATTCCTACTGGAGCAGTAATCGTTACCCGAAACTGGTTAGCACGAGCACCACCGCCGATTAAGTTAGCTTTAAAATCGTTGATATTCATGATTAGCCTCCTACCTCGCTAAACGATACACCAGTTCGTACAGCAATAAAGTTTAGTGTAATGAAGTTAATAGACCTTGCGGGTTTGATGTAAATATCCCCAACAAACTCATTTCGGTCAATAACTTCACCAGTGTTATTAGATGAATCGCATTTAACAGAGAAGTCAGTGATACCTCTCCGGCCTTGTACATCTCTCAAGAAAGGTTCAACCATGTTACGGAACTGAGCCCGTGTAAACTCATCATTGAATTCAAAGAGCATATACTTAGCAGCAGTTGCAATTGCTTTTTCAAGAACAAGGAACAATCGACGCACGTTAATGCGGTCAAATGCACTTGGTTTAGTCTGTGCGGTTTTATCACCGAACAAAACCACACCTTGGCCTGGAAAGTTAACTACTGGATTGATACGAGCTTTATAAAGAATATCACGGTCTGCTTTCTGTGGATTGAAAGAAAGTTTAACCGCGCCCCGTATATTACCACGAGTATAACCAGCAGGCGAGAACCAAGGATCAGCAACATTATCTGTAAATGCACAAAGACCAGCAGTATCACCGTTCAAAGGAACATATCGATATACATCACTGTACTTATCATACATATATTTGTATCCACTATCGAATACCATATAAGACGATGATGGGCATGTATCAAATGCATCTTTCACATTATCAGTTGCAGTTACCGTGCTGACAATTCCAACCGTCGCAGCGCGATAAGGTGATGCGAAACCAACACAATCCCTACGCAATTCACAAAGGTCTGTAATCATTGTTACGTGCGTATCATGACCCGTTACAGTATCAGCAACGCCAGAACTTGGGCCAGATAACACTAAGTTAATGTCAAGATTTTCTGTATCAGCAAACTTGTCATATGCAATTTCAATTTCACCAGCAGTAACAGAGTAATCATCCGTTCCACCTGTCAGTGTATCAACTGTTACACCACTTACTAATGTGTAATCCGTTCCTGTTGCAACATCTGTACCCCAGTTAGAACCAGCAGAAATATGGTCTGTCCAGTAAATGAAACTAGACTGAGTGAAGATAACATCTGGATAATAATTATTACCACCTTGTGGAGTTTTCGCATACAAGTTTTTTGACATGGATGGGAAAATTTCAATAACCGAGCTTGTACGTCCTCCCTTAACATCAACATCAAAACCAGTAATATCACCAGTTTTATCATAAACTGCAACGTGAAGTTCATCTAATTCACCGCGGCCGTTTGTAGTTGCCCAAGGCGATGTGCCGGGAGCAGAATCGAAGAGGTCACTGAAACGCCAGCGACGGCGAATTAAAGAGTTATCAGGAATAATCGTCTGAAGTCCGCCACCAGCAGGATCATCAAGAACCCGAATGGTGAGAGTTTCAGAAGAAATTGCTGTAACTTCATATTCTATGTTACCAGATTCCACTCTGTCATGACCAGCAGCTGCTGAAAGCACCAGAGGAATATTGTCTGCAACTGTGATTGCCTTATCAAGGATAACAGCAGTCTGCGAAGTAACTGTGGCAATTTTAACCACTTCGTCACCATCAGAGATGCCTGCGCCAAGAACACGTTGGCCAACTGCAAGAGTACCCGTAACAGTGTCAACCGTAAGGTTTTTAGATGCAACTGTAATTGCACCGTTTGTTGTCGCAATAATTGCACTTGCATCGTAGAACTGAATAATGTCTCCGATTATGATTGATGCATTGGATGCATCTTGGTCATCAACTGTAATAGATAGATCACCAATTGCACCAGCACCATTAACTAGGTTAAGAGTACCAAGTTGCTGACTGAATGCCCTTGCGCTACCGCAAACATCTACGCCAAGTGAGTTACCATGTGTTCCAGCAGACCTTGCGGCCCACTCACCATGAGAACCTTGTCCTGTGGAAAATGATGCTTCGTAATGTGCATCATCACGAATGAGAATGCCGCTGTTCGCACCAGCGTTTACAACGGCTGATTCTGCGCGAACTATACGCAAAGAATCTGAATATTGTAGAAAATTGGCCGCTGTAAACCACCACTCAAAATTAGATGCGTGAGGTTTTCCAAAGATGGATACTAACTGTTCTTCTGAACTAATTGTAGTCACAGAAGAAACTGGGCCCTTTGCAAATGGTCCTGCAATTGCACCAATAGATGTTGCAACAGCAGGGACAACATTTGTAAGATCGATCTCCCTGACATGAACGCCGGGCGAAACTAAAAATGCCATGTTTCTTACTCCTTTTATGGTAGAGTTTGTTTTTTTGTTTCTTCAGTTATATTTATAAAAAAAACATTTTTCAAAATGCAGTTTTATATGTGTTATAACATATAAATAAATATATGTCAAATGAACATTACGAAAAATATAAAGATACCATTAAGAAGGTATCTCGCAGAAATTATCGTAAAAGAATCGTTTTACTTAACGAATTCCTTGCAGATAAGTCATGCAAACATTGTGGTGAAAGTGAAACAGTGTGTTTGAAATTTTACCCTCACGATTCTAAAATAAGAAAAATAACAAAAAGAGTTGGTATGAATAATGAAAGTCGTAAAGAAATAATTCAGCTTATAGATAACTCTTTAATATTATGTTCAAATTGTTGGATCAAAAATCACAATGATTTAATTGAATTCATATAAAGTATTTAGATTTTTACCAATCTGTACGATAGTCTCTAACTACTGGGCTCCAACGAGTTCCATATTCATCAACCATTTCACCTATATTATCATCTTCCAATCCATTAACAACAAATCCAAAAGGAGCCATGTCCTGTTCTAACATGTCCTGTTGTTCTGACATCATTGTTCTACGAATATCATTGTCTGTAATTTCTTTAAAATAAGTTTGATCACTTGCCCAAGAGAAAAGAAATAAACACGCTACAGTGTCATCATTACAGCCATCATCGGCTTGAAATGAACTACCTTTAATGATAAATGTAGATAATTCGTTAATACAGTCATAATCTTCAATAATTAATTTATTATCTTCTAC